TGGTATTCCACCGATAGGATAAACTCTTCCATCATTATCTATATGCCCAATGTTTATATTTGTGTCTACAAGGAAAGGAAATTTCTTTTTCTGAAATTCTGGCCAGCCTGCTTTTTCAAATATTTTATCATTCATTATTCTAGTACACCAATTTAAATCTGTTGTACCTCTTACTGCACCATATCCATCTTCGGGACTTCCCCAGTTTTTATCAGGTAATTCAAATACCCTTCTAGTTATTTGACCATTAATTTCATACTCAGGACTTTCATCCCATAATGCTTTTAATATTGATGTATGCATTAATGTAAACCCAAATGGTATTCCATCTACCCAAACCTTATCTCCAACTTTCCAATTTTCAAATGCACCATTGCCTCTTCCTCTATATAAAATTGGTTCTGCAGGATTAGATTTAGTAAAATATAATCCGGAAATAATAGGGATTTTACCATCCTTCATATATTCATTAATTCTAAAAAAAGCATCTTTTGGTAATAAATTATCTTGTTCAATACTTAATACCCATTCAAAATCTCCTTCAATTGCTACTTTAGCAATAAGATTTTCTGCATCCGGTAAAAGATATTGCATTGGAACATAACTATTAATCCATTGTGTTAATTCTACTTGACTCCAATTTGTTGGAATTATTTGACCGTATCTTGCATGAACCCATTCCATACGAACGAGTCCGGTTGCTGGAGTGGCAATTAATATTCTATTATGCCATTCCCCTTTATTTATATCTATTTTATTCATACTTTTTTATACACTTAATTATTTAAGATAGCTTTTATCTTCCCTTCTTTTTATAAGAACACACTCTAAATTACCATTATTTGACCAAGTATTATATTTAATTTTCCAAGGCTTTGGTTTATAAATTTTATATAATTGTCCTTTAGTGACTGGAGCTAATGGGTCAAAATATTCCCAAGTAATTTCTGATACCATATTACAATGTGTTGGGTCTTGTGCAAATCCAGGAGAAGAATAATACGGTGCCGCAATCATAAATTCTGCATCTGGTTTGAGAACTCTCCAAACTTCATCCATAAATTTTAAAAAAATCCCACCCGCTGGATTAATATGTTCAACTACATGAGATGCGACCGCTACAGTAACACAATCATTTGGTAAACTCCAAGGAAATTTTTCTAAATCTTGAACGATATCTACTCCATTCATTGGTCTTATATCCATTCCAACAAACCCCTCCATTTTGTTTTCACCACAACCAATATCCAAGCGAATTCCCTGATTTTCTTCAATAATTTTTTTGATTTTATTGTTTACATTTTTCTTAACCATAAAATTAAAATTAATTTTTTATACACTTTATTATATACTTAATATTAATTAACATTGTTAATAATTGTTTCCACAACCATCTATTGTGATTTGTTTTAGAATGACAACTACTACATAGTGTAATTAAATTCTTTTCATCACAATTATTTTTATTATAATCAATATGATGAATAGGCAGTTTCCTACCGTTATCTTTTTGTGATAATCCACATCTCTGACAAATATAATTATCACGTTTACGAATCTTTTCTTTTAAAGCATTTGTAAATTTTAAACTATATTCACCAAAACTACTTCCGTCATTCCAAGATGGATTTTTATCTCCCATCTTAGATATGCTAATTTTTTTTCTTGTTTGGTCTGTTCTTTTTTTACCTCTTCCAGCTTTACCAATATTTAATTTATGTTCTTTAGATAAAATTTTACCTGTATGTGATTTACTTATTTTATCTTTAGTTTCTTGAATTGTTTCTTTACCATAGTTATGTGGTTTTTGACCTTTTTTAAAACCGTGTGTATTCCCAATCATATCTGGTCTTTTTTTACCAATTTTAGATAATCTACATTTTTCAATATGTTCAATAGATTGTTTTCTTTCTATTTTTGGTTTTTTCCATTTCCAAGTTTGTCCTTTAATTGACATAAATTAAAATATTAAATCTAGCTAAATCTAATTTGATATGTAACATTGCAATTTGTTACTCTCCATATTGGAGGGAATAGTTATTTCTACTATTCTCTCTATGTTTCCATAGAGTTCGGACTATATTTTCATCTTCAGCTTTACCTGTTAAGCGTTTACCCTTTAGTCTCTGAACCTTCCCTTTCGGGATTGGATGCTGATTTTCCTTATTATATATTTTTTAAGCATTTACGTTTATACCATTTAAGGTATTCCGATTTAGCATATACACATAGCAGGACGTTCCAGCAATTTGATAAATTTACTTATTATCATTTCTGATAATTGACGCCAATAATTAATAACGTTCTGATTTGTTGCGCAAGAACTTGATGCATAGGTATTCCCAGCAAAAATAGTTCCAGCCGCAGATGTATTAAACAAACCAATGTTTGAGATATTTTGCGTATCAGTTACGAATGAATTTGCACTAGCAAATTGTCCAGTAAATTGTGCAGTTCTACTTGAAACAATAGATGTTGTGACTGATTGTCTTTTTACAACTTCGCCTTCTAAACTTGTTCCTCCTGATGCTGGTTGACTTCCACTACCTAATGCTAAATGAGTAATACTCTTACCATTAGCAGTGTCTCCAATTAACCAATCTACAATGTAATCCTGAATTCCAAGATTTACAACTTGGTTTTGTTTCCAACCAGAATCACCAACTACACCCCTACCGTCTTCTGTAATCTGAACACGAAAAAATCCTTTTACTTTCATTGTGTCTTTATTTTTCATATTATTTTATATTAGGAGATTTTCTAAATGCTTTTGTATCACCTAATTTTGATTTAATTAAATATTCTTTTGTTTTTACTTTATTAGCAATTTTTTGATTTATTAAATCATTTGCTATTTTGTCTTCAATATTAATCACCGTTCCTTTTTTATTTCCTTGAAAATGTTGAAGTAATTTAATTTTTTTCATAATTTTTTTTGATTTTTGGGAATAGATTAAAGAAGTATATCTATTCCCCCAAATCTATGTGAATATAACTATGCCTCTATTACGGAATAGCTATCAATGCTTTAATGGCCGCGCCTAGTACTACATTACCAGCTAAACGTTCAACAACCCTGATGGCTGTTTCATCGTTTGTAAATGCTTGTGTAGTATCTTGAGAAATCTTAACACGCATTTGGTGCCTATCACCTAACCAATAACCCCTCTTTAAATCTCCGAAAAAGATTTCAGATTCAGGGAGGTCGTTAGCTTCAATAACAGGATATCCAAACATGGTAGGAGGAACACCAGCCGCTACTGGTTCAGCCCAAAGATAACGATTATCACCATCTTTTAGCTTTCTCAATTCTCTGATATTTGTTCTATTTACATAGAATTTAGCATTCTTATGATACTTCGCAGGTAGCGAGTACTGTAAATTCAAAACATCATCAAAATCAAGATTACCAGTACAGTTTATAGCCGCAATAGTTGTAGCTACTCTAGCAGTTGTTAAACCGGTAGGTTGAGTTGTTCCATTACCTTGACAGATAACTCTATCTTCCTCTTCACCAATTGCTTCTGAGAATAAACTAATTATCAATTTTACTACATCAATTTCAGTTGAATCTTCAATCAATTCATCACTTGCGTAAAGAATCGCAGCCATCTTTTTGACTGTTAATGTTTGTTCACCAAAATGTGCAGTAGTTGTTGATTTGGTAGCATTTTCTTCTGTCCAGGTGACTTTTGGTTTAGAAGCTAAAGATGGAACTTTCATTACATCTCTTTTCATCGGTACAACACGAACTTCCTTACGCATGTAAGGTCCTTCAGCAATATCTCTGATTATTTCACTTCTAAACTCATCGGGAAACAAGTATCCACCATCTGCAGGAGTGCCTTCAGATAAAGCTTTTAATACAGTTGTGTTATTCTGTAAGATAGCTTGGAAAAAACCAATTGTTTTCTCTTCAGCAGTCATTTCAGAAACATCTTTCTGCATTAATGCTTCAAGGTCTAAAAGTTCAGATGTTTTATTATCCTTTTTAACGTCCTTTTCATCCAATTTTGTATTTAAGGCTGCAAGTTGTTTTTGAATTTTATCCAATCCCAATCCTGCAACTACTTCTTCAGCCGCTTTTTGAATAGCATCAACATCATCTTCTTTTGTCTCTTCTTCCTCAGGTGCTTCCTCAGGTGTTGGTACAGTAGTTTCCTCTGTAGTTTCCTCAGTAGTTTTAACTTCCTCTTCTTCAACGGAAACCTCTTCCATTGTTTTAGATTCTGTATCAACTACATATTGTGTACCATTAATAGTTTTTACAATTTTCATATTTTCTATTAATTTTTTATTTTATTAATTTTTTATTTTATTCAAGCCATAACTTGAACTTTTATTAATTTGTTGCAAGATACGCACTACTAATTGTGCTTCAGATTGCTTCTGAACATGTGCCTTTCTTGTTTTTCTCACGACCTTTTTATTGATACCGACATCTTTAGCCTTTTCTGGAGTATCTACTTTCTTTGGTTCCTTAGAACCTTCTGAAAGTATTAATAGTTTCTCCAGTGCTTCGGTAGTATCTTTTAAATCAGATATTGTTTTATCAATTATATTTCTATTTTTCTTTGATATTATTTTTCCTTCTTTTTTATTAATATCAAATCCTCTACTATCCACTTTATCATTTTCATCTATTATATAATTTTCAATTTTATCTTTTTTATTATTTTTAATTTCTTCTATTAATTTTTTTTGTGCTTCTATTTTTTTAAGTGATTCATATATTGCCCTTTCAATTGATATATTATCTTCTTCTGAAATAATTAATGCTAAATCAATTAATTCTTTCATATATGCTCCACTATATCCTTTTGTTTTTTCTACCAATTTATCTAATGATTTAATTTCTTTTTTAATTAAACTATTAATCATTTTCTTTCTTACGTCTGAATTTGGTGCATCATATTGTACTAAATCATGAAATCTTCCAGGTCTATCTAA